TCACATTGAAGAGCAGGCGCTCCATGTTCACAGCAGCGAAGACACCGCCCACGCGACCACCACGGAAGACACCCTCCACCAACATCTTGCGGTCAGCCTTTACTTGATCGGCCAAGGCCTGCAGAAGCTCCTGGTCATTCCCACGATCCACACCCTCGCCGAGAATAGCCGTGAGATCGGCACCCTTCAGCCCATAGTCCTTGTCAATCTGCTCATCGGTCAGCTCACCAATCTCCAGCGCCAGACTCTCAATCTTGGTTGAATTGATACCGTCCTCGCCATAGCGGAACAGCGTAATATTCATGTTGGCATCACGAACACTACCGTCATTGTGAACTACAAGATCCTCCATCGCCTTCACTAGCCGGCGCTGGATATAGCCAGTGTTCGCCGTCTTTACTGCAGTATCAATGAGACCCTCACGACCCGACATGGCGTGGAAGAAGAACTCTGTCGGCGTAAGTCCTGCGATGAAAGAGTTCTCAATGAACCCGCGCGCCTCTGCACCATCATCGTATTTCTTGAAATGCGGGAGAGTGCGATCCTCAAAGCCATATGGAATGCGCTTACCATCAATATTCTGCTGACCAACACACGCAATCATCTGCGCAATATTAATCGGCCCACCCTTTGACCCCGCACGCACCATCGCCGTCATACGATTCTCATTCGCAAGAGAACGCTGACCAGACTCACCTGCATCCTCTGTGGCCTTATTCAATGTGCCAAACACCTTGTCCTCAAACTCGGCCTGGTTGGACTTGCCCGTGTTGTTGTCAAAGAGGTCCTGGTGAATCTGTAAAAGGAGGGTCTCTACATCGGACTTGGTGTCCTTGATCTTCTTGTTCATCTCGTCCTTCGTGGACGCGTCGGCAATCAAGTCGCTGATGCCAACAGAGAAGCCGTTGTACACGAGGAACTGCTCCATCGTGTTCTGGAGCGCGTCAATCATGTCCACCGTCTCCTTGCTCCCGTAGTCCTTGTAGGTCATGTGGATGATGCCCTTGGACGCCTTGCTGAAGATGCCCTTGTCGAACTGGCCCTCCAGGATCTCGCCGTCGCGGATGACCACCTTGCGCTTGGAGCTGTTGTTCATCTCGAGGTTGATGGGGGGCAGGAGCTGGCTGAGCACCTGGCGCCCCGTCCACTTGCCGTCATCGCCCTTCGGCTCGGGGATAGTGCCGTCAAAGCGCCGATTCCACATCATCAGGTTCATGAACTCCCTGCGATTCAGGGTGACGTGGTCCCTGGTGATGCGATAGCTCCCCACCAGCGTGTCCTGTACAATGCCAATAACAGGAAGACCATCACGCGGGCGCAGAATCTGGTGAGGAACGGCAGCAATCTCCTCCAGCTCCGTGGCAGCCTCGTAGCTCTGCGGGCAGTGCATGTTCATCTCGTCGCCGTCAAAGTCGGCATTGTAAGGAGCCGTCACGGACACGTTCAGGCGGAACGTCTTTCCCTTTAGCACCTTTACCTTGTGGCCCATCATAGACATGCGGTGGAGCGTGGGCTGGCGGTTGAAGAGCACCACGTCGCCGTCCATCAGATGGCGATTCACGATGTCGCCCTCGCGGAGCACGAGCTCCTTGGTATTCACGTGGCGCAGACTCGTGATGCGCCCATCGGCGTGGCGAATCGTCTTCGCACCAGGGTACGTATTAGGCCCATTGCGAATGAGCTTGTAGAGCTTGTCCAGGTTTCCACGGTGCTCGTTCGTGAACTTAGTCACGCGCTCCGGGAAAGTCAGATTCATCGCGATTTTCTCCGGAACACCGAGCTCGGCGATGGAGATGTTCGGGTCCGGAGTAATCACGGAGCGCGCGCTGAACTCCACGCGCTTGCCCTGGATGTTGTAGCGGATACGACCCTCCTTGCTCCCCAGACGCTGTTGGATGGACTTGAGAGGCCGGCCATTGCGCTGCGCACTCGGGGCCACACCAGGAATCTGGTTGTCCACGAGAGTGGCTACGTGGTACTGGAGCACGTTCGTCCACTCGTCAATGACCGACTTGGCCGCGCCAGCCTCAATGCGGGGCTGGAGGTAGGTATTATTGGTCTTGATGATCTCGGCCAACTTGTGCGTGAGGTCGTCCTCGGAGCGCTGGTTGTTGTCCTGGATCACACTGGGACGAACCTGCGGAGGAGGAATGGGCAGGACCGTGCAGATCATCCAGTCAGGGCGACACCAGAAGCGATTCAGGCCGAGAAAGTCCACGTCCTCGTCGGTAATACGGCGGAAGAGGCGGAGCACATACTCCACCTCCAGGCTCTGCTTCTGCTTCTCGCCGTTGCCGTTGGCGTCCTCCCACTCGGCCACAATGCGCGCAATCCCCTCGCGCACGTAGCGGTCAGGCTGACGAGCACCACAGCCGTCCTCCGTCTCCTGGCCACAGCGCTTAATCTCCTTGGATGCCGTGAGAACCTCGCGGTACCTCGCCTCCCCACGGCGCTTCAGATAATGCTTGCGGAAGTTCTTGTCCACGAGGAGCTTAGAGCACCGAATACAGACACAGGACAGGATGTTTTGCACGAAGGGCAGGAATTGGATGTAATAGACGGGGCGGGCGAGGCGGAAGTGGCCGAAATGGCCGGGACACTTGTGATTCGTCTGCCCACAGCTTCGGCACTCCTTGCCATTGTCAAGAACACCCATACGGGGATCGAATAGACCCCCGATTTTCGGCTCGGTGCCCTCATATGTGCCGGCGTTGGTAATCTCTACCACTGACCTGCGCTCAATCTCCTCAGGACTGAATACGCAAATCTGAATGCCAACAATAGGCTCTACTTCTGATGAAGGCAAATTGAACCCGGCGGGCATCTTCTAGTTGATTGGGATGAATTGTCTAAGCCCCCGCGCGAATCACTTTTTAATCGGACCTTGCCGTCTGGAAAAATATTCAATTCTTCTTCAAATAATCTCCGTAGACTTTCATCGCATCTTTCATACCAGGCGTTTGATGCTTGTGATACTTTGCGCGATAATACATAGTACGTGCTACCTGTTGCGCCTTAGTACGAGTTGCTCGGCGGAGCCGTTTTAGAGTATTCCGTGCTTTTTTCGCGGTTCCGTAGGCTGCCTTGAATTTGGGTGGTTTTTTTGGATCATTAAATACCGCCATTCTAGTTTATAATATCTAAGTTTTGCCACGACGAGTAGTTCTACGGCGCTTCAAGTAAGAGAAATTGCTAAGAACCTTGCGCGTGTTAAATTTACGGATATCGTTCAAATTCACGCGATATTCCTTTATCAGGTGCTTCATGGCACGAATTACTTTTCCGTGTAAAACCAAAAGTTCCTTTTTATGATGAGCATAGTCTTTGTCATTCACGAGCTGGAAAATCGCATCCTTCAAGTGCGCCATTCCATTGACGGTGGATTGCGCATAGGAATATTGGAGGTCCTTATCTTTCACGGAGGCGATGCGTCCTATATGCTCTAGTTCTGAATTTGCCCAGTACATTATAGACTGAGGTGTGGTATCATATATATGTGTTGTCATTCTTCTGTAGTATGTATAGATTAAAAAGCTGTGTTAAAGGGGAACTACGTACTTCAAGGAGAATGTCGTATACGCTCAACCTCTTGCCTTCTGAGGACGCCAAGCCCTTCTATGTTTCTGCCAGTCGTGATAACGAGAACGCGGGTTATGACCTCTATGTCCCTGCCGAGGTGACTTTTGCCCCAGGACAAAAAATCCTGGTGAGCATGGGTGTCAAGGCGGTGATGACCTTTGCCTATAATACCTGTCACTACTGGATGCTCCCTAGGTCGAGCATCAGTAAGACCGGGCTCATGCTCTGTAATTCCGTGGGTGTGATTGACAGGAGCTATCGCGGAGAGCTCATGGCATATCTGTGGAATACTACGGACAAGCCAGTCACCGTAAAACGGGGTGATCGTCTTGTACAGATTGTTGCTCCTGACATGGGTTGGATTTCCCAGATGAAGGTAGTGGATTCCTTAGACGAGACAACGAGAGGCGCGGGGGGCTTTGGATCTTCTGGGGTATAAGGCTCACGTCAGAATCGGCCGGTGGCAAAGGGCGGAAAGGGAGAGGTACATTGCGGTACTGACCAATAACTTTCCAGGCAGGCATTTGTTTCCTGTATAGGGAATTTCTTTTATATGGTTGTGAAACTTAAGGGAATCATCCTCGTCATCACCGCCTCCTTGATAACCACTCGGAGGAGAATAGAATCCCTCTTTCAGATCGCCAGTGAGTGCTGTACAGTCACTGGCGGAATGTGTACGGGATGAACATACGGGACACGCGGCAACTCGTTCCATTGTTGCAGGGACTATTCCACAGGGGCGGGCCCATTGTCAATTTTATCAAGCGCACTTCTCGATTTGCTGGCGAATATCAAGGGCCACCTCTGTATACTTCGTAGAAGGTGTGATACGCTCTAAGAGATATCCAATATCCTCTCCGCCCGGATAGCGTACCATGACAAAGCGCAGAAGGCCGTATTCACCTGCCAAGCCTACACTAAAATCCCTCCCAATGGATTCTAGGGCGGCACCTTCGGCGATATGCTCTCCCCGTATACTCGGATCCGTGGCCAAATCTTGAATGACGCGAATATAGTTATCAGGCGTATTCACCATATAACGAAACATAGGTATAGTTGGGAACATATAACTAGCATGCCTTGCCGACCAGGTCTCAAGGCCTTGTCGGGTAATGACACGCGCTCCTCCTTCAGACACAACCGTGTACTTTAACACCATCCTGTATATACAGTAGAAAACCGATTTAAATGTCGTGGTTCGTCTACTGTCTCGCCACAGCCTCTGAACCCATAAATACCTATATTGGAGCGACCGTTGACCTGGATCGCCGACTTTCGCAACATAATGGGCTACTATCAGGAGGAGCTCGTGCCACTGGCAGAAGGCCTGCGCAGTGGTACCGTGTGTGTCACGTAGCCGGCTTTACCAACCAGCATTCCGCACTCAGCTTTGAGTGGCACTGGAAGCACTACTCAAAGAAGATAAAGGCCGATCCTCTTACACGTCGTCAAAAAGGGCTGGATGCTTGTTTGGAATGGAGTAAAAGGATTGGTTCCGAGGATGAGCTATCCGTTGTGTACGAGTGACTTCAGGCTATCACATTCCTCCTCCGTTTTTATAACATGATAATGACCTTCCAGACCTTGTAGATGAGGAATCTCGGGATTGTGTGTCTGGTGTACGGTGGCCCACGGGCAAAACGCAATAATCCTTGCCGCCAAGTCTTCTCTGTCTACCGAATCATACGCACTATATCCGTTCACGTTCACATGTACGGATAAGTTGCGCATCTGGTGTTTCTTGGCGAATGCGAGCCCTTCCCACACGGTCCCCTCGGCGCATTCTCCATCCGAAAGAAGACAGAAGACGCGCCGAGAAGGATCGGCCATGGCGAGACCTACAGCCACGAGCACGGCGCTTCCCAGAGAGCCCGAAGAAACGTGAATACCGCGAGAAGGATCTCTCGCAGGATGTACTCCAAAATCCTCCACGAGTTTTTCGGCGTCCTGGCCCTCGAACTTTTCCAAGGCCACATACTGAGCCAGGCCTGCGTGGCCGGCAGAAAGAACCACGAGGTCTTTTGGCCCTTTCATCGCATAAATAGATTCTAGGATGGGGTACATGGTCAGGCAACTTCCTAGATGCGCGAGGCGATGGCGATAGGATATCTCAATGATGCGCTCCATTACTTAAGGCTCGCATGGTAGATTTTAGGCCTTGCTCGAGAGGTGTCGTGGCCGCCAGGCCATAGGAGCTACGCAAATACTCGGTGTCACAGACCCACGATGATGAGTCATAGGGCTTTGCCTGGGCCGGCTCCATATAAAACATATGGCCTGTCAACCGTTCCACCGTCTTCACAAGTTCCAGATTAGTCGTTTGCTTGCCGGTGCCTATATTCACCAGGTCAAATACCTTATTACATGAGTTCACAATTTCTATGAGGATGCCTACAAAGTCTTCGATATATACATAGTCATGTACCCCTTCTGAAAGACGGATCTTATCAGGAAGAGACAAGAGGATCGGAATAAATTTGGATGGCTTCTCGCCCGGCCCATACACTGTAAAAGGGCGTATGACGAGGGTCGGAATATCGTAAGTCATGCTAAAGGAGCGTGCCAGCATTGTTGCCGCCGCCTTAGTACCTTCGTATATAGTTTCTGGCTCTAGGAGCATGTGCTCCGCCATAGGCTCGGCCTTTCGCCCGTATTCGCTAGAAGAACCAATTACTACTAGGCGCTTGAGAGAAGCCTTTGCCGTTTTACAGTAATGGAGAATGGCGTGTGTCAAAGAGACATTCGTACAGAACATCTTGGATTCATCGACTAGTTCCGCGGCCGTGTGGAAAATATAGGCAGGGTTTACTTGGCGCAGGAGTTTCACGGTGGATTCTATGGAGTCTGCGCGCGTTGTCCCATGAACCGTGTAGCCTTGGGCTTCACAGGCAGTTTTCAGATGCGATCCAATTAGTCCGCCGATTCCTGTGATGAGGACTTGAGTGGCCATTGCTGTCTTATTAGACGCCTAAACGATTTAGCCCGGATAGATATTTAGATGTCTCGTTTCGTAGTGACGAGTCTACACGACGAGGGTTACCAGAAGCTGGCCGATATTACTCTGGAGAAGAACAAGAAGGTCTACTGCGAGAAGCACGGATATCCTCTTGTCGTGAAAAGCTCTGGGTGGCATGACATTGCGATGGGCTATGAAAAGGCGTATTTGTTCAAGGACGCATTTGATGCGCATCCTGAGGTGGAGTGGCTCTTTTTCTCCGAGTGCGACACCCTCATCACAAATATGAACATTCGTCTGGAGTCTATTGTGGAAGGGGTGGATCCCAGCGTACATATGCTCATTACAACCGATGCGAACGGAATCAATGCGGGCAATCTATTCATGCGCAACTCGGCAGAGACGTATCGGTATTTGGACGAGATGATTCGCTGTATACCGAATTATCCCAATGAGCAGGCATTCATCCAGGATTCCTATGGGGGCTATGGGCGTCTGTCAAAGAGGTATCGGTCCATGATTCAACTCATGCCTCAGCACCGCTTCAACTCCTATGAGTACAGGACGATTAAATGGACGAAGAGGGGTTTCTCCCATGAGATGAGCCATGAGAAGTTCTCGGCAGATGACCGGGGTCACCGAGGCCAGTGGGAGAAGGGGGATTTCCTCATCCATTGGCCGAATACTTCTTTGGAGTTGCGTCTGAATCTCGCGCAGTTCTATTCCCAGTATATCATCTCGGGCGATAAGAAGCTATCTATTTCCGAGAAACTTCTCACGACGAAGGGAAAGGAGCTGACTGTTTACAGTGAGACACTGGAGGTGGTGAATCACATTGAGCGTCCATCAAGCTACTTCAATGTAATCCAACGCCAGATAAACACCGAAGGCATCTATGACCGTTTTTTCAAGGATAAGGATGACCTGGTGGTGCTTGATTTCGGCGGAAATATCGGCATGTTCAGTCTGCACGTGCATGACCGCTGTAAGAAGGTATATACGCTGGAGCCTACTCCTGCGCACTTCAAGATTCTGTCCGAGCTCACAAAGCCCTATGAGAATATTGTGACTCTGCCCTATGCGCTAGGAGCCAAGGATGGTGAGGCAGTCTTTTATCTGTGCGATGAGAATACGACGATGAATAGTCTTGTGAATAACTACGGGAAAGAGATTCGCGTGCCCTCCATAACTGTGGAAAGCCTTGTTCGCCAGTTTGATTTGCAGGTTGTGGACTTTGTGAAGTGCGACATTGAGGGTTCTGAGATGGTGGCGATTACTCGCGAAACCATTGAGCCTGTAAAAGGGGTTGTGAAGGCGTGGTTCTTGGAAGTACACAGGACCTCTGCGGGAACGCACGAGGAGAATAGGAATGTGTTAAAGGGTGTGTTTGAATCGTGTGGATATACTGTGGAGCTAATTGGATTTGACACGCTCTATGCGTTCAAGGGCTAAAAGTCGGGTCTTATGAAAAGGAAGATGCGTCGGCTGTTCGCGGGCTTCTTAGAGGAAGAAATGGCTGCGGACGATAGGATTGTCCTATTGACCGCTGACATTGGATTTGGGGTTTTAGATTCTTTGCGTCTGCGTTTTCCTGAGCGCGTCATCAACATAGGCTCTTCGGAGAGTTTGATGATTGGCGTGGCGATAGGCATGAGCTACGCAGGAAAAATCGTGGTCTGTTACACTATAACGCCCTTTTTACTGTACAGGCCATTTGAGATGTTGCGGAATTATGTGAATTACGAGAAGGTGCCGATCAAACTCGTGGGGTGTGGGCGCGACAAGGATTATCCCCACGACGGTATTACGCACTGGGCCGAGGATGATGAGGCCATTGTGCGCACCGCCTTTCCGAACATCGGGTTTCATAAGCCTGAGGAGCTTACTAGGGAATGTGTAAAAGGGATTCTGTATAGTGCTTCGCCAGAGTACTTGAATGTGCGGAGAAATTGATCGTCCTTGTAATCACCTAAATATATATGCCTATATACATACTAAAATGGCCGGTCTGGAAATAAGAGATTCCGTACTATTCTATGATAATAACCCAGCGTATTATATACGCGATTATTATTATTACATCTACGAGCTCGTTAAAGAAATAATGAAACATACACCTACTAGATCTAATAGTACGATTAAGATACATATAAATTATGAACATACGCTAGTTATTCCAGGGGGTCGCGACACCAATGGTAGTCCAGTTGGATCTATACCTGTTTTAAATACTCCAGGTATGAATTACTTGGTACGCCTACCCGATTTAGACAAACTAGTATCAAGTGACATTATATTTGATTATAGTATTCCAAATTGTAAAAATGTGGAGTCGTCCAGTGATTATAGTTATCTCTTTAAAAAATATATTTATGTTCCGCCACTTTTATATCCACTAAGAATAGATATAAATAATAGACATATCGATATTTTAACAACATTTATAAACACTAATGAACCAAGGCGTAAGGAATTACTTGATAAAATAAAATCAAATAACCTTCCACATCACAATATAAATACATGTTTTGACAAGAATCAACTTCAGGCAATATATAATTCTACTAAAATTATTATTAATATACATCAGACAGACCACCATCACACATTTGAAGAGTTGAGGGTGTTGCCTGCTCTATTGTGTGGTGTTATCGTTGTATGCGAAGAAAGCCCTCTAATGGAACATATTCCGTATAAGGACTATGTCATTTGGTGTAAATATAATGAGGTTATAGATTTGACAAAACATATTATGGATAATTACACAACATATTATGAATTACTATTTTCAGAAACTAAGATAAATAATCTGCGTAATATAATTGAGACCCTTCATATTAATACTATTCTAATGATACATAACGCCCTTCTAAAATCAGGTGGCAACTTACAGGTCTAAACTTATTCTGCGCACCTATAAGCAAATGCCATCTGCTGCAGCAGCTGCCGTGTTCAATACGCGTAGTGTAAAAGGGGATGTTACATTTACGAATAAGGGGGCCGGTGTTGTCGTCGAAGCAGTGTTCACGAAGTTACCTGCGGGCGAGCACGGTTTCCATATTCATAGGGCGGGCGATTTACGCGGCGAGGGGTGTAAGGGGGCGTGTGCGCATTTCCACAAGGGCGAGCAACCTGGCATACATGGTGGTCCACCAGGATCCAAGGGTCCGAGGCACACAGGAGATCTGGGAAATATCTCTGGGGCGGGTACGTACGTCTATACCTTACGAGGCTTGTCGGCTGAGGAGCTCTTTGGGCGTTCTCTGATTGTCCATGAAGATGTCGACGATCTCGGGCTAGGTGAAAAAGAGGATTCGTTGACGACTGGGCACTCAGGTCGGCGGATTGCGTGTGCCGTCATAGGGCGTACCATGGAATCGTGTTAGGTTCGCACAGAGTCCCTCTGTAGAAGCTGGGGCGACCATTTGATGGCTGCGAGGTGGAGTGCGAGAACCTCTCGTGCTGACACAAGATAGCGAATGTCTTCTGGGTCTTCTAGATGTAGAATACAGTGCGCCGTGTTATTCCAGCCATAGTAACGAATATGAGTCATACTATCTTTAGAACCGTATGCCACGATCTGGGAAATATAGGATGGGTTTGGCATATTGCCTGATGCGCGTTTGTACAGCCAGTCGCTGTTCTCCTTCTGTGTAAAGACCTGGTCCTGGAACATCTTGATATTTCCTTCAATGACACGTCCGTATTTGTTAAAGCGGAATGTGCCTAGCCATACCTGAAGAAGGTCAGGCTGTGGCTGGTTAGATAGTAGAATGACTTTGCGTAACTGATTCGCCAAGTAGCCGAGGGCCAGGGCAGCGAGGAAAGAATAGAGGCCAAATAGAGATAGGCTGTATTCACCGAGATGATCTTGGATGAATACAATCACTGCTTTCGTCTGAGGAGAAGGGACAATGAGCGAGTTCATTTATGAGGTGTAGGGACCTGGATTTATGACCCGCGGGGGCATTCAATTTTTAGACCAACGGTTATTTCTAGTAAATATCAGCGCTATCATTTATATTCACCCGCATTACACTTGGAATATTCCTTCTAGTATATTTTCTACCACCTATTTGATTCTTTGGTTTCTTTTCTAACGTTGATTCAGTCACTTCTTGAATACTCACATAATCACTGTCAATCACCCAAGGTACAGAAAGGGGATCAAATTGAAATATATACAGTAAAAACATATCTATCCACCCTACAATCAGATTACACTGTCTATTTTTTCCTTCCGTATCAAATATTGATTTAAAAAATAGGAAATATGTATCTGTCTTTTCATAGTGTACTTTTAATAATTCTAAGTCGGGTTCTTTAGATAATGATTGAACATTATTCTTAAATTCTTCGAATGGTAACTTTAATAAAGGATCATTAAGGACTGTGATACCGTCCATATATTTTTTACGATATGATGGTTCTTCTATATAGGCATTAAAATGCTGTTCATACCAAGATTTATTATATTTTATAATAGTTAAATGTAGTAAGGATATTTTTTGCCCGTTGTCACATGGAATTAGGCTATTATCTTTAAATTTGTAGAATTTTATATAGGGGTATCTTTTCTTAGTCTCTGAGAGTATAAGACGTATCATTGAGATTGTTCCATGTCCCTTTGATAAGTTTTTATCTACTGCACATTTAGCATTCCATGCTAAAATAGGTATAGTAGCAGTATCTAATGTATGATATCCGCGCTGTACTAGAAGTGATTCTGGAGTATTTACAGATATATTCACACACTCACCTTTTCTACCACCTATAGAAAGAGTATCACACCCATTTCCTTTTACAACTGTTAAATAAAATGTGTACTCTCCAGATTCTAATCGAAAATAGAGGGTGGACATATCTTTCTAATATACAATAATCTATTTTATATATCCTAAAAATATGACTGGCGCTTTATCAGCTTCCGTGCCTTGGGAGAGTCAATGGGGATCGTACCAACATCCGCCTCCACGGAAAGCTCTACGTAGCAACCAATGGTGGGCTCACGCGCAATCTTGTTGTAGTCATAGTGTAGCTGGCGAATGTGCTTGAAGCCACAACGGATATAATTCTCCATCACGTAGGGATCACGCAGTGCCACCGTGTTTGTGCGCGCAATGCGGAAACGGTCTACGTAACTGTGCCATGTATTGATAGGCCCTGGGGGAGCGTAGACATAGTACATTATATGTTTTTCTAGTTATATTTACCTATAAACGCCTTTAAACTTTCCCTGCTAATTATAATCGTTGTATATGGAATGATACCTTGGATTACGTATCACCTTATCGTCGGTGTAGTCATATTTTGGTATAAGAAGTACATTATCCACGATCTTTAATTCCATATCCTCGATGGCTAGTATCGCTTCTTTTCCCCTAGGATGTGAAAAATGAATAAAGCGCGAGACATTACTCATATGATCCAGGACTATGAAATCGGCCCTTTGACAGATAATAATGCCGACCAACATTTCTTCTACATGTTCGCACATTTCGGCATTTGTATAATCCTCTAGAGGTTTTTGGGGAATATTTGTAGATAAATACTCCGTATTATGAGAATATTTGTATGTAATATTATTATGTAAATATAACGCTGGGCGCGCTGCCTCCATATCAAGAGATGTGAAAAACATGCCGAACTTTGTTTCAGGGCACGTCGTGAGGACACGGATAGTGTTATTCACGATATGTATAATTTCTTTGAACTCCAAGAAGGCTCTATAATCATCTGTCTGAACAAAGATGGTGCTTGGATTCTTTTGCAGAGCAAGGTGGGCATAGAAATTCATATGTATAAATAGAGATTCTCCCAGTAGTTTGTCACCTCTGCGAATAAATACCGCCACGTATGTATGAAGCCCCAGGTCCTTTTGAACGACGCGGGCTTTTTCTAGGAGGTGCGGTTGGAAGTCAAATAGCTCTTTTATGGCATGTTTGTACTGAGCTACAGTGAAGAGTCGTATATCTTCTCCCCCTATGTCAATTTCTGGCACGGGGCTTTCAGGCTTCTCGGCCATTGTTGTGAAATAGTCTGACCAACCGAGAGCATGAGCGAAGGTCCACTCGGCAGAATTCAAATACAGTGTCACACCTTGGTGTTTACATATCATATAGTTCTCCAAGAGACGGAAAGCGTCCGAGAAAAATCCTAGAGTGCTTTTTCTGAGGAAGAATTCCATTGTGAATTATTGGGAGGGGGTGTTTATATGGTTTTTACGATACCGCCGTTTACGCATAGTTTGAAGAAAGGTATCTATGCGTTTCTGCGCACCATCCTTCGGCGAAGACTTCACATCCTTACACAGGGCCGTAAATTCATCTTCTATGATAGATGATTTATAAGCCTCATAAAAGGCTTCCGTGGAATTACCCATAATTGCGTAATAAACGGTGCTGGCCTTCCAGTACGTGCGAGGCTCTTTTACCTCTTTCAGAGGCTTGAGAGGATTCTTAGAGATGGGCACGGAAGCGAAGTGTTCATAAGAAGGGTATGCCTCAGAAACAACCTTACACTTTTGTAAAAGGTCTGGGAGACTCATTTCATTCTTCATACTATTACAAGAACCACAGCATGGCCTAGATGTTTCGATGGTATATTTGCGTATAGTATTATCCACACGGTCCAAGCCGATTCCTTTGGATGACTGGAATCCACATAGATAGCACGGAGAACGGCTCAACCAATCCCATTGTTCCTGGGTAATTTCAAACTCTAGTTTACGTCCTTCTGCCTCTCTTTTATATGCCGAATAATTGCGATGATTTGTCCTCGTATAATAGAGCGACCATTTACTGTAAAAAGTCTTGGAGGGAATCATATGTTTTGCTATAATCTTACACTTTTCTATGAAAAACGCGGGATGATAGAAATGCTTCATCCTATTACACGTCCAACACGCGGGCACGCAGTTTTCTTTCGTATATCCAATATCATTATTTATCCTGTCAATACCCAAAGCTTCTGATTCTGTTTTTAATTTACAGTAATGGCAAGCACTTGTAACAAGTTCTTTGAACTCATCAAAGTTTATCTGGAAGTCTCCGTAACCTCTAACTAAAGATTTGGTTACATGGCTTTTATAATAAGTGTCTAAGTTATCTATGCGCTCTTTCTTATAATTCCTCATACGATCTTCGCGCTTCTTATCACACTTCGCCTGTTTTTCTAAGCATTCTCTACAATGCATAGAATCTTTTCTGCGCCCTGTTTGAAATGATTCAAAATCCTTTGTACACTTTACACAGGATCTTGTGTGATTATTCGTACTTTGTGCAACCTCAATAAGTTGTCTACGAGAATCTAACCGCTTCTTATCCGTTTCCCTTATCTTTTCTAGACAGCTGTCACACGACTTCTTAGATCCATCCAGGACAGTAAAACATCCTCGTGCTATATCACAGAATAAGATACCCTTCTCCTTTTCCTCCGAATAATAAATATCTCGCAGATGTTTCTTACAGTATTCATCATTCGTTTTGAATGTACACCCATCGTGTTTACAGTCATTCTCCTTCTTCATAAGCCTTGCCCTACAATCTTCACAAGAAGTCATTCCATCTTCTAAGACCTCATTGCTACAACCTCTGAAAAAGAATCTACACCACTTCTTACCTTCTGCCAGGCCATCATCATATATCTTATTCCTCTGGTGGCGTCCACAATACATTGTAGAATTCGGAGGGAATTTACAGCGGTTTCCTTTTCTAGGACCTTCTTGTATGGTTGCTTTACACGTTTCCATTCTATAATAGAAACGTGTAAACTGTTTAAGCCGTCCACGGCTTCCTGCCGGGGTTTAACCAATTGAAGAGTTACCGTGGACACCGTCACATACTAAAATGTATACAAATTGTAATCCATGACGTGTTTATATCATGAATGTCCTTAGTTGCTATACGCCAACCCTCCCATTCCGCTCATCACGCGGAGCACATTATAGTTCGTCGCGTACACACGCACCTGAGAGCTCGTGGAAGAGCCCACCGCGTTGTTGGACACCGTCAGCAGGAGCGTGGTGTTGTCAATGCGGGACAGGTTGCAGGTGCCACTGGGCTGGTGCTGCTCAGGGGACAGGGCGAAGGAGTACACGTTGATGCCCACCGCCGGCACGTTGGTGTGGTGCTGGTAGGGCTGCACCAGGTTGAAGTAGTCGCCCTCGCGCACCGTGAAGCGGTCGTGGCCGTTGAGCTGCAGCAGAGCCGTCACCACGGGGTTCTTGCCCGCCATGCCCTCCACGCGGGTCACGGAGTAGCCAGACTCCAGGCAGGAGCGGTCCCACCAGTCGGAGTAGTTGAACGGCTGCTGGCCCTTCCACGCGTTCACCACCGCGTCGTCGCACGACACGAAGGAGTCGCGCTGCACCACCCACACAAGCTCCTTGCAAGGGTGGTTGAAGTTCAGCTTCAGCTTGTTGGAGGAGGAGTTGATGGACTCCGCGCCCGTGAACTGGAGCACGTCGATCAGGTACTCGTGGGACACCTGGGCGAACTTGCGGCGCTCGTCCGTGTCCAGGTAGATGTAGTCCACGTACAGAGACGCCGCCACCAGGTTGGCGGAGTTCACGCGGTCGCGCACCACGTGCACGTTGGCGTTGCCAGGCGCGTTGTCCCACACCAGGTTGTTCAGGTCGTTGAACTGCAGGTTGATGCGCACCTCGTGGTACTGGAGAGCGATCAGGGGCAGCGCCAGGCCAGGGTTGCGGCAGAACCAGAACTGCAGGGGCACATACAGCGTGTACTCGGGCGTGCAGCCCAGGAGCTCGCCAGATGAGTTGGGCTCACCGCCGGCGCAGTCATTGTCGCAGTCCTCACCGCCCTGCACGATCAGGTTCGTCAGGTGAGGCACGTTGCCCACCATCTTCGCGTAGCCCGCCTGCTTGCCAGGCTCCTGGGTGAGCTCATTCCAGATGTGGAGCCAGTCACCAT